TCCACGAGGCCGCTTGCGCGCTGCTCACAATAGTCCATGTGGCGTTTTGCGAATCATCCACCACGGTCCATCCTCGAATCAATACGGTGCCAACGAATCCAGTGCCTTCAACACCGGTTGGAATGACCGTATTATCCACCTTAAAGGCGACAGTTCCAATACTTCCAGTGCCTTCAACCCCCGTAAACACGGGAATAACCGCGTCAACAGGCGTGCCCACGTCACCCGTACCGACAACGCCGGTCACGGCAATGGTTGAATTGATGGCAATGGCAACAGCGCCGACGTTGCCCGTTCCTTCCACACCGGTTGGAATAACGACTTCGCTGACCGCTAGGGTCACCGTGCCGACACTGCCCGTTCCTTCCACACCGGTTGCTACGACCGTCGTGTTGATGGCAATCGCAACAGTGCCAACACCGCCTGTTCCCTCAACCCCTGTTGGGGTGATGTTTTCACTTACAGAAAACGTAACACTGCCCACGTCTCCTGTGCCGACAACACCGTTAGGTATGACGATGTCATCGACTTGGACGATGAAGCCGCCAATGAGACCCGTCCCTTGAACGCCTGTGGGAGAAAAAGCAATTGCTGGCGTCGTAGTCCCTACGAAACCCGTAGCTGAAACACCTGTCGGCTTGGCTATGACAAGCGGTGTAGGAGCAGTGACTGCGCCTGTGCCTGAAACGCCAGTAAGCGTGATGGTTTCATTGATCTGGATAGCAACGGTGCCTACATTACCCGTGCCAGAGACACCCGTAACCTGTACGGTTTCATTGATCTGGAAAGTTACGGTCCCTACAGCGCCTGTGCCTGAGACGCCGGTAACCTGTACGGTCTCGTTAACCTGTAAGGTTACGGTCCCTACGCTGCCAGTGCCAGATACTCCTGTGACATTGACAACAACACTAACGGCTCCGCCCCAAGGCGTCCCGCCCCAAGCGCCATATCCCCAACCCTCGGTAGGCAAAGCCCCGCCAGAACCTGTCGCACCAAGTGCTGCGCCGCCGAATGCTGAGAAGCCGAACACATTTTTACCTTGTTATCTCGGTCCAAGAGGTTGTTGCTTCATCCCAGCTATACATTTTTCCGTCCGTGGGCATGGGTGTGGGTGGCTCCCATTGTGCCGTGTCGTTGTTCAAAATCCAACTAGCAAAAGGCTGCGGCGGTACAAACGCATCAATGTCAGCCCTGTATGTGTAGCCGATCCCTGCGTAATTTTTCCTGATGTTGCCGTTGTAGCTTGTCTGCTTCCAGCGTGTATAACCACTTGACCAAGAAATTAAAAAATCAATTCCTTTTTGTTCTTGCTCAATACCATTTTCGTCAAGCAATTCATTGTTATGTACGCAATGAACTTCAAGCACAACATTATTTACATCTAGTTTTGCGAAGTGCGCCATGTACAACCTCTAGAATGTAATTGAACCGTTGCCAGTCCACTTATAGATACGATAGCCACCTGAAACCGTTATTGTTGGAGAACCTGTAGTTGATGTTGCCGCAGCATAACTTTCTGGGTAACGCACAATACATATGCCGGATGCACCGCTTCCACTTCCGCTACCGCCATTCCAACAACCGCCACCTCCAGAACCTGTATTTGCACTAGCATTTTTTGATCCGCTACCTCCTGAAGCCGCGCTTGCACCACCATTCGCTACACCATCACCACCAACCGCGCTACCGCCGGCTCCCGCTGTAAGACCACTTCCATACGCACCGCCACCGCCACCACCTGCATAAGTAGTGCTCGTTCCAGAAATAGAGCTTGACTTTCCAGCTCCTCCGTCACAGTTAGTACCTCCTGGAGCGGCGCCGCCTGCCCCGCCTCCCCCTCCTCCCCTATCTCCAGATGAAGGTTTTGCTCCATTGTTTCCAAAGCCATAAGTGCCGCTAGCGCCTGATTGAGATGGTTGGGTTCCGGTTCCAGCACTTCCGCTGCTTGATGTTGCCGCGCCACCACCTGAGCCACCATTTCTACCATTATTGACAAAAAGGGTTGATGATTCTTTGTCAGAACCTCCGCCTCCAATCGCAGTCAACAATGAACCAAAGGAACTATTCGTGCCATTATTTGATGCGTATGTAGCAGACCCAGACGCTCCTGCCCCTCCGCCGCCAATAGTAATACTGTAAGAAGTGCCAGCAGATATTGATAAAGACGGATGTTCAATATAACCTCCGGCCCCACCTCCAGGCGAGCCACCGTTTCCAGACAAAGCTCCTGATGCACCTCCAGCAACCAAAAGAACTTCAACTGATGAAGGGGCGACTGCAATTCCTCTTGCGCCAAGCAAAGAAAGCATAATTCCTGTCATGACACGTTCCCAGTAATCACGCAGTTTGTTGCATCAATAAAAAGTATCGTCGCCACACCGCGTGTAGCTAATGTCGCTGACGTTACCGTTGTGTTGCTGCCAGCTAATTTAGTGGTTACCGCAGAGCAAGTAATCGTCAAACTTCCTGTTGTATTGTTATAAAGCGAAACAATATCGCCCGCTGCAAATATGGAAGCAGGAACTGTAATACCCGCAGCAAGCGAAACAACTTTGCCAACATCGGCTGCAACTAATGTTGTCGTTGTTGAGCTTATTGGTGTATTCAAAAACCCTAGCGAAAAGTTGCTCGCTAAGTCAGGAAGCGTTGCGGTAACACTGCTTGATGTATTTGCACTTTGTAAGGTCGTTGTTCCTGCGCCAGAAGCATTACCTTGGACTTTGATATTACTCATACTCTACCCCCAAATAAGCCACGCCTGACCTGTAGGCACCGTGACTGACTTGCTTGTGTTAATCGTAATTGGCCCCACGGCACTTGCATTGTTGCCCGTCGGGATGGCATAACTGCTTGTGATTGTTTGGTTATTAAGCGCAAATAACGTGCTTGAAGCAGGGAATGTGACAAAGACATTCTTTGTCCCTGCGCTAAAGTTCACCAGACTCCCAGAGTTACTGGAAGACAGCACCGTGTCTCTTGATAACGTCGTGCCGCTGGATGTATAGGTTCCGATCCCAACTTCCCAGTTAGAACCTGAAGCATCTGCGATGGTGTAAAAGGTACTGTTTCCGTTACCTACCGCAGCAAAGGATTGAAAGCCGGTTGACGCACCGGCAAGGGTTATTGTCCCCGTGCCAGTGGTTGTCGTGGTTTCTTGAACCCGATCAGCAAGGACGAAAGCCACTGGCTACTCCTTCGCATTTAAGCAATGCGGATGATGGCGGTCGACGCAGCAGGCGATGGGAATTGAATCTGGAAATCGCCTGAACTAACCGACTGATCGCCGCCAAAGCTAAGGACGGCACAAGCAGGATCGCCCGCTGCTGTATCGTTATAAATAATGCCGCCGCAGGTCGTAAAAGTCGCCCCAGACCACGTCGTATTATCAAAGTCGCACACAGCGGTGGTGCCATCAGCCACAGGCGTTACCGAAGTCAGTGTGTTGCCCCCAGTGGTGTAGCCACTGCCGTTAGGCACTTCATCCGAGTTGCTCGTCAGGTTGGTGTAACTGGTGGTTGCGGGACCGTAAGTGCCGGATCCAGCAGCCGTTGCCTTCATCAAAGCAAGCTTGAACGTATTGCCTGTAGAGGCGGTAAAGTTGTGAACTGCTTTGAGGATTTCGACCTTAAACGAAGTCGGCATCGCGGTAGTTACTGAAATAGGCATGTTAATTCTCCAATAGCTTGATCAACTCAGGATGACCTGCATCCCGAAAACGGTTCATAAGCGTGGTGTTATGCGATGCCACAGCCTGACGCATGTAACGGACCAAGACACCACGAATCTGGTCTTTGAAAGCCTCTGCTTGATCGCGAATGACAGGGTGCGAGTTCGCACCTACATAGACGATCTTCTCAAGCGCCATCTCAGCTACTTCTTCAGGTGAAAAGCCACGCCCAGAAACATGACTGACTTTAAATTCACCAAGTAACGCACCGCCAGCAGATCCAATCATGGCCCAGGGCTCTCCGATTTAATGGGTAAGCGAATCATGCCATCTCTGTACTCATCACGTCTACGGCGGCCTTGCTGTTCGATGCCAAGACCCTGGATAGCCTGTTGATAACTCTGGTTAAAGTACTGAAGCATCTCAGGCGGACCCTTGGTGTAGCTGTAGGCTTGGATCAAACAGGCATACAAAAGGGCTTCTGGCGCGTTCAAGCTTATCCAGGTCGTCGTGTTGGTGCTTGAGAGCTGTGCGGGACGGTAGATGTAACCCAATTCAACCGTGAAGTTTGCATTCGGTGTTGGAGCGACATAAAAGGTGTTTTGATCCCACACTGAGTAATACTTCGGGACCCCCGTATCACTGCCATCGGGCCAGTACTCCTTCATAAAGGACGTGTCCCGGAAGTCCAAAAAAACTTGGTCGCCTGTAGACGGCACCGTAACCATCATGTACCGATGCGTCAGGATGTCTGAAGGCGCAGTCAAGAACTTATTGCCTGAAGTCATCGACGCTGTGGATTCTTTTTTGAAGTAATCCAAGTCAATGTCCCGCAGCATGCGGTTCTCGGCCATTGTGATGAACGTGTTGATCACCGAGGCTGTGAACACATTGCTATTCACCTCGGTGTAGTTCCTAATGTTAGTGACGAGTTCGTCGTAAGTCATGATCAGGTAATCACAATGGTGACGTTGCCAACAAACCCGTATCCTGTGACAAAGGTCTGGGGTGGGTAGGGCTGCATGTCTGTGCGATTAACCGTACTGAACCCAGAACCAATGCTTTGGAACGGCGCGCTAAAACCAGGGGTTCCAAGGTAGATTGTAACCGGCTCGATGCGATCAACGCGAGGGTCTTTAAGCGCAATCGCATCGCCTCGATACTTGAGCGGATAGAGTTGCGGCTCTTTGGGCTCGTAGTCATCAGGACAGACCATGAACCCGCGCCAGTTTTTGCGCAGGGTGTTGTAGGAGTACCGCTGCCCGCAGTAATCACACAGGCCGAAGGAGAATTTGCCTGTTGCAAAGGCCATGGCCTACTGCCCGAAGTCGGGGATAAAGAGTGCGCTTGCCGTGTCACGATCTTCTGCCGCTGCGCGCGCGAAGTCTTCTTCGTAGATCTGCTTCAATATGACCGTCCGCTCAGGCGCATATTTCAATGAAATCTGATAGGCAAGCCCAGAAGCAAGGCAAGGCAGGAAACGGAAGTTAACGTCTGCGGTGTTGGTATAGATGCCCGCATCCTGGATGCGACGAATCCGGTAATAGACCAGCGTGTAAGCAAGATTGGGCGATGGGTACAAGAAGACCTTAAACGTATTAGCACGTTGCACGTACAACTGAGCAGGCTGGGCCTGAACCGTCTTATCGGGAAGGTCTAAGTACTCTTCCCGACTGATTCGATCAAGACTAATGTCCTGCTGAGGACTTACCCCAGGCAAACGAATGACCGCCGAAAGCACGTTGACCGTGTCAGGGCTCAAGGTGATTTCGTATCCCCCAGGAGACAAGGTATAAGACGCTTGCTCAATGGTCCAGAGGTTCAGCCCACGATTGGCCCAATCCAAAAAGAGCAGGTTTAACGACCGTCGCGCAGACGACAATTGATATCCCGCTGTGGGACGCATGCCGCAGCGCTCAAAAGCCTCTTCGATTAAGTCATCAATCGAAAGGTTAAAGTCGGTCGTTCCTGAAGTTGCCATTTACGCGCAGCTAGAGCCGCCCATTTTCATTTTCTTGACGCCCTTCATGGCCATGCGCTTGTGCTGATTGACCAAGCCGCCATTTTTCATCATCACAGGGCCTGTTTTCTCGCTGGTTTTACTCAGCATCTTGTTGCGGGGGCCTGAAGTGACCGCACCGCCACCACGCGTTGCCGCGCCCATGCCACGTCCAGCCATGATTATTTCCCCTTCTTCATCGCTTTGCCGCCTTTCTTCATGCCCATGGGCATGGGAGGCATTTTAGGCATTGCACGACCCATCGCATCCTTGGTCTTGCGCTTGACTGCACGGCCCATTTTGTCGGCCATGCCACCTTTTTCGTAACCCTTCATCATGATTTGTTCACCTTTTTTGCTGTTTTAGCCGACTCCTTGAAGGCTTGCGCCGTAGGAGCACCTTTGGAACCAACTTTGCGCATCTTTTCGCCCGAACCAGCAGCGATACGCTTGCGCTTGGCGTTGATATTGGCATAGAGCCCTGGTTTAGTGGCCATCCTCACTATCCTTTTTTCGCGAGGGCATCAATTTTTGACTCAAGTCTTTCAAAGCCTGTGTCAAACCGTTCCATAATCTTTTCAAGGTCCGCACGAACCTCTGCACGAGTGATGTGATCACGGGCAATTTCCTCCCGAGTTCTATTGAGCAGAATCTGGATGCGCTTCTGCTCGTCGTGATTCATCTTAATCATAAACATGACCAAGGCAACGAAAAACGACGTTACTAAATTCCAAACAATGACTCCGGTATCCATTTAACACTTCCATCTGCGTCGAGCCTGCCGTATACGGCTGTTTGGGTCTTTAGCTGCGTCAGGAAACTGCTTCATCTGGCCCGCTGAACGAGCACAAAATGACTTCCTGCGCGCGGCATCTTTGGGTCCTGGGTTGTCCGAGGTCACCGCTGTCTTAAGCTTGCTTCCAGGGTTGGCACGGCGATAGGCTTCGACGCCCTTTTGCGTCATGCCTGCGCCTTGCTTGGTCGGTCGGAAATTACCGCTCTTGACCGACGTCGCAATGCCCATGCCCTTGGACTTAGCCATTACTGCGCGGCTCCACCGTAAAAAAGCAGCGTTACGCTCGTCACCTGAGCATCATTCACGTCAATAAACACGCCATCATCAAACAAGATACCCATATCAGGAATGATAAGGTCACTAGCCCCTGCCGCAGCAGGCGTGTTGATGGTCATTAACGCAGTGCCTGAAGAGGTGCTACCGTTCTTCAAGGCAAATGACGATGCTGTGGCCGTATTGGTGAAATACACCCCAATCACCCGCGTGCGCCCAGCAATTGCGTGGGCATCGGCAGTCTTGGTGACTGCCTGAATATTACTGGCGCTCATTGCGACTCTCCGTTAGGTGGATCCTCTGGAAGATCCAAACGAGCAATTAAGCCTTTCATGACATCGATTGCAGCTTGGCAAGCAACGGCTACCTCATGGGCATGTGCCCGTTGCTTTCCTTCTCCTCTCTATT